GAAAACCTTTCCTTCGTTTTGCGGACGCTTTGCATCAGAGATTACAAGTACGTTTGCAATGTACGTCAACTTGCGTTTCTGTTTTCGAGCGATTTCTTTATTTGCTTCGATGCCTGAATTCCAAAGAACAGTATTGTGCTCAGAAACAGGATCAGTCTTACCAAGAGTTGTGAGAGAATTCTCAATGTACCAACCACCTGGACCTTGGAATCCGTGAGACCAGATTTGAACCCAAGGAAGTCCATCTTCACCGTCAACTGCTGGGGTGTCAAGGAAACGAATTACTGCGTAACCATTGCCAGCGGCATCAACTTCTGGTTGCCAGAAACGCTCATCAGCGCCTTTGCCTCCAGTGTTGCCTGCTGAAGAGGCTTCAACTGCCTTCTTCAACTTGTCGAGAGATGAACCTTTTTTAAGATTTGATAGTGTCATGTTTGTATACTCCGTATGTTTGTATTAACTGTATAAACGTCTTATCCACTTTCTTCATTACTATAACATTATATAGTATTTTCGTCACCAAGTAAAGTTTCCTTTGTCAAAGTCTTGTACTTGTCGACATTCACATTCAAGAACGATCCGTATTTGCGAATCTTTCTTGACACTTTGGGATAGATGATATCATCACTGATCTTCTTGTCCCAAATTTTTATAAAGTCGAAGATGTTATTGAGGATTACCATCGTCTCAAGTGTGACATCATTTTGCATGAATAGCACTAACAGTTTTGGAAACTGTCCATCTTCGACTTTAAATAGATCATTAAAATTGTCTTTGGTTGCGATTTTTTGCAGATCATCAGTATAGATCTTGCTCATCGAATCAGTTCGTCGTCTCCATTCTCGATATGTTTGTTCAGCCTCTTCTTCAAGTAATGACTTGGTCCAATTATCATCAGAGTGAACAAAATTAGCAACCAGAAATGGAACCATCTCATCATCGCGATACTTCCGCGCCAAACGGTGAAATAGAAATTTGTCACGGCGTTTTTGAAATGCATCTATCGAGACTCGAGTTTTGCCATCATAGTGAAAGAAGTTATAAGATTCAGAACTAAAGTGTAACTTGATGGCTTGATAGGTGCAATATAAATCATATCCGTTCATAACGGAAGTCTACTACCTCGCGGAAGAAATCGTAATTCCATTGCTTCACCTTCAATGATGCTCTTAAGTGACTCATTGATCAGTGAAGCAGCAACTTCAATCTCAAGATTGTTTCTTTCACAGTAAGTTGTGATCGCGTCCATGTGATCTATTCTCTCGTTTAATGCCATCTCCATAATCATCATAGAGAATATATTCTTTTCTTCTCGACTTGCCATATTAGATCTCATAAGCACTCAAGGAATTGTTTAACTGCTGAGTCACACGAACAAATGTCGTGCGCTTACTCAACTCCTTCAACTCACTTGCTCCAACATATGTACAGGCTGAACGTAAACCACCAAGGATGTCTTGAAGTGTTCTACTCACTTCACCGCGATATGGAATTTCAACTGTCTTACCTTCGCTTGCGCGATAGTTTGCAACACCACCATTATGTAAATCCATTGCAGTATCTGAACTCATACCATAAAATTGATTTCCACCAATGGCACTCGCACCACCTTCTTTGTGCCCTGCCAACATGCCACCAAGCATCACAAAATCGGCACCCGCAGCAAATGCTTTCACAACGTCTCCAGGAACGGTACACCCTCCGTCCGCTATAATATGACCCTTGAGACCATGAGCAGCATCTGCGCATTCAATTACTGCACTCAACTGCGGGTAGCCGATGCCTGTCATCTTCCGTGTTGTACAGACCGAGCCAGGACCAATACCAACTTTCACAATGTCAACACCTGCGAGAATTAATTCCTCTGTCATCTCTGGTGTGACAACATTACCTGCCATCAACAAAACACTTGGATGATCTTCGCGAAACTGTTTGATGAAGTCTACGAAAGATTGCGTATATCCATTTGCAACATCAATACAAACTCTGATATTAAAATTATTCACAATATCAGAATTATATACGTTATTGAACTTAAACAAATCAGCATCTGAAATACCCATTGAGTACACAGTGCTGAAATATCTCAGTGCAAATTGATTGATCAGTTCTTCTACAGAATGATGTTTAGTCAGAGCAACCATCATGTTGCGTTTGTTTAACTCTTCATCCATCGCAAGAGTGCCAACACCATCCATATTCGCAGCAATGATTGGAATTCCTCTCCAAGTATTTCCACTGCGGAATGTAAAGATTCGCTCAAGATTTACCAAGTTTCTAGAAGCAAGAGTAGATCGCTTCGGTGTGATGAGAACATCCTTGTAATCAAGTTTCACGTCTTCAATAATTCTCATAAAACCTCAATGATAAAATATATGCTGACCAATTTTCTTAATCATTAATTTTCTTTCAGCCCACTCAGGCTCAACATAAGTTGCATGAAAGTATTTTGCAGATCCAATTATACCATAATGGTGTTTGGAAATCAATATATTCTCAGCAATCTTGATTGACTCGCGCCATGCGTCACTATTGCGATAAACATGTTTCTTACCTTCGCAAACCCAAGAGAACTGGCAGGTTCCTCTTGTCTTTTGGTGAACAACACCACAAACTGTTCTTGGGAATTGTCGACTCTTGACGCGATTCATGGTGACTTCAGCAACAGCAATCTTGCCAGCAGAAGGCTCACCACCTGCTTCGAAGTAAATGTTGCGAGCGAGACATTCGACTTCTCGCATCACTGCTTGCTTTTTCTCGTAGGAAAGATTTAGAAATTCGACTTTGCGATTCAAAGTTGCGAGTTCTGTAGTCAAAAGTTCATTTGTAATTTGTTGGGCATCTATTTTATTCTGCATACGATCTACCATACTGAATGGAACGTATAGAATAAAGAATAAAAACGCGAAAAGCCCACCCCATCTACAGAACAAATTGTGATTGCGATCAAAGTATTTTTCTACATTACAAAGCATATCTACTGCATTCATGTTTGAAGTCTCCATTATTGCAGTGGAAAGAAAAGGGTGGTGGTTCGCACCACCACCCCAGACCTTTCTGTTACCGAGCGGTCAACTCTTTGTACTCAATGTGCTTATTAAGCAGCGAGAGCCATAGGTGTAAATGAATCATCGTTTGCATTTACGTTTTTTGCGCTGATTAAGTCAGTCGCCTCACTGGTTGCTGTCGGTTTATTACTTGCCCCGTCGAAGCCATTTCTTCCCCATAGTGGTGGAGAAGGTGGGAGTCGAACCCACGTCCGAAACACCTTTAGTCGTCAGTTTACAACCATTAATCAACTAGGAATTGTTGCTTTGTCTGTTCATTCAATGACTTGTTTTGCTCTTCAACGTGCTTCTTATATTGCTCGTTGGTCATTGCATGTAATCCTACGCAGTATCCTGTTGGACTGCGACCACAACCGCATTTAATTTGTTTCGCTTCAGACATAGTATACTCCAAAAAGAAAAAGGTAGTATTATTTAGTTTTCATCCTCTTCTACCTCTTTCTCTTCAAAAAGATCTGTTTCAGAACCGCAATGAGGACATGCCCAGTCATCTGGTAGATTCTCAAATTTGCCATATACATTTTCTTCAAAAACATATCCGCAAACTTCACAGACCTTCGCTTTCATATATTAAGCGTCCTTTGGCGTTTCCATGCAACGTGAGAAGATATAACGACGAGCGGCACTCATCTCAGCATTTGTTAGAACTCCATCACCGTTCTTATCTGCTTTCTCAAAGAGCGACTTTGAAACTGTGCAAAAGCGATTTAGGTCTTCGAAAGAAACTTTGCCATCCTTGTCAAAGTCATATTGTGCCACACGATCGCCAGCAGCATAGGCTGTTGTTGATGCGATAGCAAGAGCGAGAATTAATTTCTTCATTTTAAGTTTCCTCAGTAAAGTATGTTTGTAAAAGTTATAACCAACCAAAATGCCCCTAGTGATATAAAAGGTACAAACAATAACCCCCACTCTTTTATAAATTCGAGACTAGACTTCATGATCACATTCCTTTTTATGACCACAATGTGGACAAAACCATTCCTTTGGTTTCCAGTTATCATCAGTTGCAAAACTCCACCAGAGTTTACATTGTGAACACAAGAAGTGCCAAATGACTTCTCTAAATGGAGGTTTTGCTTCTGAGTCCATTAGGCTGCGTTGAGTGTTGCTTCGCCGATCTGACGATTACACTGACAAAGTTCTTCAGTTTGAAGAGCATCGAGAACACGAAGTGTTTCATCAGCATTACGACCGACGTTGAGATTGTTAACAGTGACATGCTGAATCACATTCTGCGGATCAACAATAAAGGTTGCGCGAAGAGCAGCACCTGCTGGCTTGTAGAACACACCAAGTTGCTCAACTAGGCTAGTGCCACGATCATCCCAATCATCGCCGAGATTGCGATGCGTATCAGCGAAGAACCATGAGGTGGTTGCCTTGAGACCTTCATGAGCATTCTTCCATGCCAACTTGACAAATTCATTGTCTGTTGAACCAATCAAAAGAACTGCATCACGATCAGCGAAGTCCTTGTTCAACTTGTCGTAAGCAACGATTTCTGTTGGGCAAACGAATGTAAAGTCCTTTGGATAGAATACAATGACCTTCCACTTACCTTCAAAAGATTTTTCTGTGATATTTT